AGAGAATGGTATTTGTAATGATGACGACTACGAAGATGTACACGAAAATGTATTCTCGTGTATTGATACATTTTTCGAAATGCATGAGAATATTATTCCACCTCGTTCTAGTTTTGGCACAACCACTGATATATTTTCAACTGCATCTCCATCGGATGAAATAAATAATCAAATAGAAATAGTAAGAAATTCGTATCAACCTCCTCAAAGAACATTGGAATGGTATGAATATAGACATAACCTAATGACCGCGAGCAACCTTTGGAAATTATTCAGTTCAGATGCACAGCGAAATAGTTTAATATATGAAAAATGCAAACCATTTGATCCATTTCAATCCGATAAAACTAACTGGCACGCCGGAGGTGCACTACATTGGGGAACAGTTTACGAAACAGTATCCATTCAACTATACGAAATCATGTACCATACAACAGTAGAAGACTTTGGTTGTATACAACACCCAGAATATTCATGTATTGGTGCTTCTCCTGATGGCATTAACGTGGACCCATTATCAAATCGTTATGGTAGAATGATCGAGGTAAAAAATATTGTGAATCGCGAAATTACCGGTATTCCAAAAGAAGAATATTGGATACAAATGCAATTGCAAATGGAGACATGTAATTTAAACGAATGTGATTTTATCGAGACACGTTTCAAAGAATATGATAGTGAAGAAGATTTCTATAACGACCAGATAAAAGATAGCGATAGTGGTTCCGATATACATAAATGGAGAGGCGTTATTTTGTGTTTTATTGAACGCAATGTTCCTAACTCAAAACCTACTTATAAATATATGCCTTTGGATGTTCCTACTGATAAAACAACCGTTGATTGTTGGATTTATAATATGAAACACGAAGTTAGAGAACAGTTGGTTTTATATACTGCAAAATACTGGTATTTGGATGAATTTTCGTGTGTATTGGTTCGTAGGAATCGTTTGTGGTTTGAAGCCGCTCTTCCAAAGATCTTAGATACTTGGGATACTATTTTAAAAGAACGCGAAACTGGATATGAACATCGTATGGCAAAAAAACGCGATACAACTATAGAAAAACAAACAATTGTATCGAATAAAGATAATAACCATATAATCCATAATTTACCTTCAACAAATAACGTTTGTCTAATTAAATTAGATGGGATGTAATATGGATGTAATAAAAAAATATGTATTTACAAATATACATATTTTTATTTGTTTTTATTCGTTTTATTTTTTTGTTTCAAATATTGGGTTCACATGCGAAATAATACAACCTTCTTGTTTTTAAGCACTATCTTAATTTTCATTGTGAATCGTGAAATACTCGCAATATGAATAATTTCAGAAATGATGTCGTTATTGTTAGCTTCTTGTACGCATAATTTTAAGTCTGTAAAATTGATGAATCCAGGTTCATCTATTTTGGTGCGAGATAAATTAAGTGTGGTTTTATAAATCACCATACCGATGCCAACTATATTATACAATTGTTTGAGTAATTCAGTGAACGTAATATCCTTATATTCATTGCCATTCAAATTGCAATAGTTTATTTTAGCATCATCTAGGTTCATTGTACGTAATGTATCAGCATCTACCGCTAAAACCGGTTTTTTTAGAACAGTACGTTTTGGTCCAGTATAGTTAGTTATGAGGAGTTGTTGGCGGTTCGATTGGGAAGATCCATGACAATCGGATTCAATAGATGCGTTATACTGATCTAGTTTTTTTAAACTTTTACCGAGTTTTTTGATACACTTATTTATTTTGCCAATTATTCGCACCACCTTTTTTGTAGCTTTTGTTGAGTTCGATTTTACAGCTTTTGTCATATTGTTAAATTTTAATATATCAAAATAAATTAAAATTGTAAATCAATTTTACGCCGAACACATCTCGCAGATTTCATCTTGTTCGTTGTGTGCATTATTATTTTTCTCAGGTTCAATTGTAAATTGTTGTGCTTGAAATCTTGCGCGGCGTCTTAAATAATAAATGCCGGTTTTTAACCCCTTCGACCAACTATAAAAATGCATCGATGTAAGTGTATTGTAGGTTGGATCCTCTAACCATAAATTCAATGATTGTGATTGACAAATAAAAGCACCTCTATCAGCACTCATATCAATTAAATGACGCATTGGAATTTCCCAAATTGTTTTGTATTTGTCTCGGATTTCTTGTGGTATTACTTCGATTTGTTGAACGCTACCATTATTTGAAATAATATTGTTTTTAATCTTTTCATTCCATAAGTCCAATTTCAATAAATCATTCATCAGGTATTTGTTGGTTAAAATAAATTCACCAGCTAACGTGCGACGACTATAAATATTACTTGTAATTGGTTCAATACATTCATTAAATCCTAATATTTGTGAAGTTGATGCGGTTGGCATAGGAGCTAACAATAGCGAATTACGTAAGCCGTGGATTTTAATACGTTCTTTCAATTCATCCCAATTATATCTTTCATTACCTGGTTCGACATTCCACATATCAAATTGTAATAATCCTTGACTAGCAGGAGACCCGTCAAATGTCTCATATGGACCTTCTTCGATAGCTAATTCACAAGAACGTTCCAATGCAGCATGATAAATTGTCTCAAAAATATCGCGATTTATTTTTTTTGCTTCTTCACTGTGGAATGGGATATTCATTAACATAAACACATCAGCTAATCCTTGAACTCCAATACCCACAGGGCGATGTCGCATATTACTTAGTCGGGTTTTTGGTGTTGGATAATAATTAACGTCGATAACGCGATTTAAATTTCCTGCGACAACCTTTGCTACTTCGTGTAATTTATTATAATCCATTGTACCATTTGCATCGACAAACATTGGTAAAGCAATACTAGCTAAATTACAAACAGCAGTCTCTTTATCGTCAGAGTACTGCACAACTTCTGTACATAAATTACTGGACTTTATGATGCCAATGTTTTTCTGGTTTGATTTTTTATTCACTGCATCTTTATACAATAAATATGGTGTACCTGTCTCCATCTGTGCGTCCAAAATTTGAAACCATAAATCACGTGCATTTATTGATATGCGACCACGATTTTCTGCTTCATATTTTGTGTACAATGCATTGAATTCTTCACCATATACATCAGATAATCCAGGACATTCATCTGGACACATTAATGTCCACTTTCCATTGGCTTTAACGCGCTCCATAAATAAATCGGGAATCCATAAAGCGTAGAATAAATCACGTGCTTTTAATTCTTCATCGCCGTGATTTTTTCGCATTTGTAAAAATATTTCAATGTCTGCATGCCAGGGTTCTAAATAAATCGCAAATGATCCATTTCGACGACCGCCGCCATTGTGGACTAAACCAGTTTCTAGAAGGTAATCGTGCTGTTTTTTCATTTGTAAATCATACAAAATACCGCTATATGTATTTTTTGAAATAGATTCTATAGTTGTACATACAAACTCTTTATTGTCATCAATATATTCCAATCTAGAAGGTAATGATTCTTTACATAACCGTAAACGCAAATAATTTACTTGACATTCTATATCTTGTTGATATTCTAAATTATCAAACATAGAAGATAATACTTTTATTTTATCTAATGATAAGTTTAACCAACGAGTATGAATTCTTTTTTCATTAGATTCATTATAAAAATCACTATATCTAAAAGGTAATTGTAATGATGGGTTCCATGTAAAATATTTATTATCAATAAAATTATATTCAACCAGTTTCGAATCTAAATAATTTTTTATAAAATCAACATCAATATTAATATTATTCTGAATATTATAATTACCATTTTCAATAGAACCATATCTCATTATATAACCATATATATGACAATCATCTTTTGTAATATTAGAAATATCATTTTCATATGTAGGAATAGAATAAATTATTTTATCAGTTAAAAATAGTTCTCCTGCATCAATCCATTGTTTTTCATTATCACGTAATATATATATAGGATGTTGTGGTGTAATTATTAATTTATTATCATAAACAAATTCTGTTTTTATTTCTAATATCTCGCCTTCATATGAATGTTCTAATACGTTTTGTATGACTTCTGTTTGACCTAATTTATTTATAATTTCAGTTTCTCCTACAATACAATGTTGTATTTGCTTTGGTCCTTGAGTAGTATAAATAATGGTTTCTGGATGAACACATTGATCAATGTATTTTGCAGTGTTATTAAAAACTTTTAACATTGGAACAATACCATTGGAGGTGCCATTTGTTCCGCGAATATGACTACCTGCTGCCCGAACATTATGGATATGTAATCCGATTCCACCAGCCCATTTCGAAATTAGCGCACAGTCTTTTAATGTATTATAAATGCCATCTACACTATCACCCTCCATTGCAATTAAATAACACGAACTTAATTGTGGATGGGGTGTTCCTGCATTAAATAGTGTGGGAGTAGCATGCGTAAAGTATTTGCAAGACATATAATTGTATGTCTCTCGTACTTTTTCCATATTTGCACCATGAATTCCAAGAGCTACGCGCAACATCATATGCTGAACTCTTTCAACCGATTTTCCATTTATTTTCATTAGATATGCGCGCTCTAATGTTTTAAATCCGAAATAATCAATTAAAAAATCGCGGGAATAATTGCACATTTTTTCTAATTCTTCTCCATGGGTAGACGCAATTTGAAATAATTCTTCGCTTATTAATGGCGAATGTTTTCCATGTTTATCCATATAATCATATAATTGTGTCATTACAACTACAAATGAATCGCTGGTATTTTTCTGATGGTTTGATACTATAATTCTTCCAGCCAATGTATTATAATCTGGATGGACAGATCCCATAGATGCACACTGTTGTGCGCTTAATTCGTCGATTTTTGTAGTAGAAATTTTATCATATAATTGGTCAATTACTTTCATTACCAAGGCAGTGTAATTAATTTTTAATTCAGATTGTGCTTCATTTATGGTATCTTGTTTAGATACATTGGATAGATAACCAATTGTTCCTAAAGTTTTTATTCTATTTAGTATTTTATCAAATGCTACCGTTTCTAATGTTCCGTCTCGTTTCATTACGCGCATTTCTGTATCCATCTCTGCGTCCATTTGTGTATCCGAATTAGACATATTACTTAATTATATAGAAATATGTCTATATTGTTTTTTCTTAAGGTTAAACACAATTTTTTACACTATCTTATTTTTTGCATTTTTCACAATCTTTGAATAAACCTGGTATAAATTTACCTAATTGTATAAGTTGAATTTCTTCGGGTTTTAGTGGTTTTTTAGAAGTTCTCCGATGTCTTCCTCGAAAGTATTCTGAAATCTTTTTATAACCTTTACCGTTTTTGATTGTAACATTTCGTACTGTTTTTTTTCCACCAATAACATAATTTTGCGTGTTCTTATAACTAAATTTGTTTGCCATTGTAATATAATATAATATAATATAATATATAACATGTCTACCGAATTCTTGGTTCAATTATTTCATATTTTATTTGTAGGAGGATTGTTTATCTATGTTGGAATTACGCGCAACGATCTACCTAAATTCATGTATCCAACTTTATTAGTTCTCGGTATTATTATTTTCTTATATCATATTTATAAATCATTTGTGAAACCACAACGGGCCTGGATAAACTATATACATATCTTCTTAATTGCACCCCTGTTAGTATATATTGGATACAATGGATACAACGGAACAGATACACCACGTAAATTCTTTGAATTACTTTTGATGGCTGGATTTGCTGCAATCGGATATCATGGATTTTATTTGGTACGTAGTATATATCCTAAAAAAATCACAGAAGATAAATAAAAATAATCCTTACAAAAATATAATATAAAAACATGATTGGTATTTTTATTATAATTCGAGAACATGGATATACTTACAAATGTATCGGAAACACCCAATGATTTATGTTTTATTATGAATTTTTTTGGGAGTGATAAAGGTCATCCAATAAATGATAGCAATCATTGTTATACTCGTTTTTATCACGAGTTATTCAAATCAGTTCGTTATGAGTCATTACGTGTTTTTGAATTAGGCCTTGGAACAAATAATCCGAATTTTCCATCAAATATGGGTCCAGATGGTAAACCTGGCGCATCTTTACGTGGATGGAAACAATATTTTCCGAATGCATCTGTTTTTGGTGCAGATATTGATAGTGGTATTTTATTCCAAGAAGACAGGATTCGAACATTCCAATGCGACCAAAATGATGCAAATTCGATAAAAACATTGTGGTCAAACACCGAATTAGAAGAAGGGTTTAATATTATAGTTGAAGATGGACTTCATATATTTGAATCCAACGTCCACTTTTTTGAAAATAGTTATCATAAATTGAAGGTGGGTGGTATTTTTATCATTGAAGATGTAATGTATTATACATTGGAACGATGGAATCAAAAACTACAAGAATGGAGTGCACGATTTCCAAATATGTCATTTCGTTTATATGTAATTCCACACGAACGAAATGTACACGATAATACATTGGTGATTGTAAAGAGAAATTTTTGATTATATAATATATTTTGAATACACCATAATACAGTTGTAGTTAAACATAAAAATACTGATATTTAACTGCATAAATCTTTATATTATATACAGAGAAAAGTAGGGGGTCTATTATTAATAGTTTTTTTTTGAAATTGGACATTTTAAAAATGTCCAATTTTTATTTTCTGAAAAAAGTTTTCCAAGGACCTTTTTTCCATTTTTCCGAAAATCGGCGTTTTTCAGATTGGCTGCATTTATCATAATATTATTTTTATAAATAATCGACTCTTACCATAATATTTTTTACGATTTTTCATGGTGCTTGTTTTTTCGCGGATAGTTTAGAACATAAAAATATGGACATATTGTAAAATGGGATCCATAAATCCGCAAGAAAAGCAGCCTAAATATTATAATAATATAAATCAACTGGATATATGCAGTGAAAATGACAATATAACTGATAACATATCATGCAATCCCTGCGGAATTTTGGAACAAAAGTCCCAAGTTAGTGATTTCCAAAATTCCGCGCAAAAACAAGCTACTGAATATATTTGTTCAACATGTGATTTTATAACTTACAAAAAATACAACTACGATCAGCATTTACTAACAAAAAAACATATATTTAATTTCGAAAACGTTGTTAAACATAAAAAACAATTTCATTGTAAAGATTGTGATATATTTTTTAGTAAAAATATTGATCTAATTCGACACATGAATACGAAAAAACATTTGAAAAATATTGGTTCTATAAATATAAATAGAGTTTTTACTTGTAAAGCGTGTAATAAACAATTTAATAAACAATCCCTCTTGAATCGACATTTATCAAGTAAATTGCATCTGAAGCAAATTGACGATAAAGATTTACACCCTTGAAGATTTAAAATGGGACAAATTATGAGTAAGTTTTTTCTAATTTTATTATAGAAATGACACATAAAAGCGAAGATTATAAAATTTCTGCTGTTAAATATTACCTTAAAAATAAAGATAATATTAGAAAAACCTGTAAAATTTTTGATTGTAAAAAATCTACATTACAAAGATGGATACATAGATATAAAACTAGTAAAAATATTACAAGAAGAAACCGAAAATCTGTATCCTACAAAATTACAAAACCACAAGTGAAAAGTGCGTTAGAATTACTAAAAAATAACGAACAATTTACTATGAATGAATTGGTTATTGATATGAAAAAGAAATACCCAAATTTTGATATTACTCCTCAACATTTAGGGCAGATTATTAGAGATAATAATAAGACAAGAAAAAGAACAAGACATGAGCATTTCCCAAAAGAAAGATACAAGAAACCTATTGATAAAGCAACTGAAATGAATAACTTTTTCACAGAACTTCGTAAATTCCCAATCAATAAAATTATTTGTTTAGATGAAACAAGCGTAGGTTCTGCGTTGAAACCAACTTATAGCAGATGTAATTTAGGTAAGCGTTGTATAATAAAAACATCTAATCAATT